TTTATATATAGTATATAGCAAATTATTTTTTAGTGTTAGCAATATGATCAAGTAGCATTTTATACATCTCATCAAGTTTTTTTTCTTGGCGATCTCTAGATCTTTCCGAATCTAATCTTTGGTCGTCAACAGCGGTTTCTAATCTCGAAATTTGATCTTTCATCGATGATCCAGAATTGGGCTTAAGTTCGACGAGATAATGTCTGACCATCCACTTGATTCCAAAGGTGATTGATGATACAATTGTAAGTATCGCTACGATTAAGGAAGCCCAGTCTTGGATTGTCATCATAGTAACATTATTATAAGGGGTATATTCAACAAATGAAAACAGACATACTCAACACTCTGGAGTATTCTAAGAATCTTATTATATCCCCCGACATGGATGGTTTTATGACCGCAAAATTATTAGAGCGTTTTAACGGTTCGCAAATAGTGGGTTCATACGACAAAAATATTTTATGTCTCGCCGATGATATAGATCCGTCGGAATGTTTGTTTGTCGACTGCGATATGAATCGACAAGAGTTTGTATCTCTCGGCAATCATATGCGACTCTTAGAAGATAATATGTCCGTCGAGTCGTTTAATCCAAATGTTCACTTTGGCGTCACTACATATAGCGACAAGTTTCCTTTCGCAACCGCCTTTTTGATAAGTTTCGCAACAGAGGTTCAAACCTCCAACCCTGACCTAATACGCATGGCTTTCGCTGATTCAACTCTCAAGAACATGGAGAGGTATGAGCCTAACATGCGAAACTGGTCAACACGGATGGATCATCCTGCAGTTCAGTACATAATAGACAATTCGGACATTGCAAAAAGAGATGATGCACAAGCAAGGTTTGATTATGTTGATCAATCATTTACTTCTAAAAGATATGGCAAGGGACGTTATTTGACTACCCTTAATAGGGCCCTAGAAGACCACGGGATGAAGTTTAAACCACTAACTAGGGGTAGCAAGTACATATGTGACAAAGTTGGCATAGAAACCGTTATGCGGTATAATAGAGATATCATCTCTTATGCAGAGATATTTACAGGGGAGTACTCTGTAACCTACGACCAAGAAAAGGAATGGGTATGACAAAAGAACAAGCAATGCAATTAATGCTAAAAAGTATTAACGATGATAATAGAGAACTGTGCTTAAAAGGTGGAATGAATGAGGCAGATATGGAGTCACAAATTTCACAAAGCCAGCCAAGCCTACATTTTATTATTGAGAATATGTATAATCGTATGAAGGATGGTGGAATAATTGTCTAAATATTATTACAAACCAATTCTTGATAAGATCAAGGAAGCATATTTGGCAAATGCCCAGAAAGAATACGAGCCAGGATTTGACATTGAGTCAAATGTAAGAATTGTAGTTGAGGCAGAGACTGAAGAGTTGGCAGATAAGGCTAGATGGGGTTTTGTTGATGTTAATATGTGGGAGTTGGAAAAAGTAGAAGATGAAGGTCAATAGACTATCCCCCGACATTTATGAAATTGAAAATTTTGTAACTATAGAAAAAGCAAACCAGGTTTTAGAGTATTCTAAGTCTTTAGAAGAATCTGATTGGTGGCATGAAGAACAAAAAGAAACCTTTTTTTATGGAAAACAAAAATGGGGTAAGTTGCCAGAAATTTTTGATGAGATAGATCAAAATGTAAAAAACCTTTTTTCCAGTGCTTTAGATATAGGTAATATTGCTTTACAGAGATATCTTGATAACGAACCAATGCGCCTGCATAGGGATTATTGGCTTAAAGATTTAGATTATTATATCCGCTATGGGATTGTTATATATTATAATGATGACTACGAAGGCGGAGAGATTGAATACCCCGAACTTGGCATTGTTCACAAACCAAAAGCCAGATCGTTAGTCTTACACGGTGGGAATATCCTACATGGACCAAAAAGGCTTATTGGGGATGGTTCTAGGTATTTTTCTACATCGTTTGTTAGGGGTTCTGCTGACTCCCCCGTTTTATTAAACCATAGTATCTTTGGTGATGTAGAACTACACGATGGATCTAATTACTAAAATTATAAAATTAAGATTCTCTTTCTTTTCTAGGAAATAAAAATGCAAAAGACGTTGCTACATACTTTGTTCCGCTTATAATTGGAGTTGTGCCATGAGCAAATTCTTCACTCGCGCCATGAATTACTAAGTCCCCTGATTTTGGAACGTATGTTATGTTCTTTTCTGGATAGTAGAGTTCTCCACCTTCAAAATTGTCATTGATATATAAAACCAAACCCCAATCGGATTGTATTGGACAATACTCGCCAGAATCATGGTGTGGTGGAAATTCTTCTCCAATTTCATATTTCATAATATTTTTAATTGATAGAACGCTATACAAACCATCAAAGATTGGATCAAAATCAATATCTTCAATGCTAAGACCTTTGCCAACAATATCAATTAGTCTATTATCCATCATTTTTGAATTTGGATTTTGTTCTTCTAACTTCAAAGTATTGTCTTTATTTTTTTGTAAGAAATCCATAATTTCTTTTACTTGATCTTGAGATATAAAATCACTAATGATGTATATTCCAGGAATTACTTCTTGAAGTTCTGGATGCTTAGGATATGTTCGTATTTTATAATCCCAATCTTTTTTAAATTTTTCATTTATCTTTAAGTGAGTGTTATCGCAAAATGGATAGTTAGCAGAATAGCCACAAATGCATTGTGTTTTTTCTGATCTTTTAAAACCACCACCATGACCAATGTCACTCATTAGACTACTCTATGTTTCTTATGAATTGGGCTATCTCATGTGATTCGTTATGATACTTACCGTGAAATTTATTCTCAACTTGTTTTGCAATAGCAAACCTTATTTTTTGCTCAATCTGGAATAGCAAAATTGCTTGTGCTTGTTCTGGAGTTAATTTTTCTTCTTGTTCTCTACCAATGTCTTCCCAAAATACGTCTCTTCCCATACTGTCTGTTACTGGCATAGGTTTAGATTCGAATAAGAAATTTTCATCCCAGGAATTTTCTAGATTGTCTAGGATTGCCAATTTATTCCTCTTCGGCTACTGGTGGCTTGGATGAATGAGGATCTGGACAGGTACATCCTGCACAGCACCCTGTATATGTGGATTCGGTCATAGATCTATTATATCACCTTTCTGAAAAAATTTGTAAAACTCAAATAGCCTAAAATCTGAATATTTTGTCTAGATGTATGATACATACTATACAGAAAATACACACAAAAAAATAGTGCGCCCATAACAGACGCACTAGATCTTGGGAGAACCTTCTACTTCATCTTACCCTGTATCCAGCCATTGTGTATACCTATGATTGGGGCATCAATACATACCGCCACACCTTGGTGAAGTGTACTACCCATCAATTCAATAAACTCGTGTACATGCTCTTTGGTATCAAATTCCATACCTCGTGTTGTACCGCCTGTTGTTGTTAGTGTTACATTTATCATTTATTTATTCTCACTTTCTTGCATTGATTTAGATTTAGTAAGTGCCTCTAGTGCTAAGCCTAGAGATGAGAGGCGCTGAGCCTCTACATATTTTTTGTATTCGTCTAATGTCATTTAATTTGACCTCTCTTGCGTAGGATAGCCTCTACTTGTGCTAATTGCTCAGGTGTAGCATTGTTAAAAGCGTTAATGCTTTCTCTAATCCATGGATACTTAACCATGTTAGCCTCATGCTCTTTAGCATAACGAGCCTGTTGTGCTAAGCGGTATTCCTCTAGTCGAGGTGATAATGTATTTAGTGTATTCATTGTGAATACCTTTCGTTAATTCGATAACCTTGTGTTATCTTTTTGTTGACCTAGGTTATTTGCTCTTATCGAGGCTCACTAGGATTTGTTCTTATTTAATTTTTCTTATACTAGAAGTATAGCATAGAAATGTCAAAAAGTCAAGTCCTAGCACGGCGTGTCGCATGTGATGTCCGTCACACGACATATGGGATAAATCGGACATAGGCACGTGCAAAAAGTTATCCACATGGCGCACATCACACTTTGTTTTACGCTCAAGTTATCCACATGATGTATGTCACAGTGGCATATGTACTATATGTCCGTTTTGTACACCCCTAAATGTCAGACCCCCCTGCTATAATTCTAGTATAAAGAAAAACAAGAGGTAAAGAAATCCTCTAAAGAAAGGTGGTCTAAAATGACTACACTAACAAAATGCCTAGAGCATATCCCTAATCTCGCAATATCAGAATATTGTGATGAGCAATTTACTTTCTGCGAAATATGCGAACAGAATATAGAGCGGTGGTATAACGATACCGACCCTGAGCGACTACCAATGTGGTCAGATTGGAAAGTGTCTAACTAATGCGTGACTATGTAGAAAAAATCGAATTAGAAAACTATTGGAAAAATCCTCCCGTAGGTATTCACCCCGACTTAGCAAAAATGCTTGATGAGTTAATAAAGAAAGGTAGTTACACTAAATGAGTATTTGGACTAAGTTTGCTACTGTAAGCGATTACCCTAAAGGCATGATGAACCTATGCCCTTGCGGTCAAGTGGTATTAGCACCCGCTAAGTATCACGAAGGATTTGCTTGGTGGGATAATCCTAACAAGTGTAAAGAATTATTCGAAGGAGTAACTAAATGAGTACCTATGTACCTATCAAGTCAGTATGCGGTGCGGTTAGCACTACCATTGACATCTATGACTATGACCTAAACCCTAATGGGGTTGTGTGTTGCGATAATTGCGAAAGCATACTAATGTGCCGTAAGGCATGGGACTACCTATACAAGGGAGTTAAATAAATGAAAAACTTTGAGTTTCTAACCTACATAACTGTAGAGGCTGAGTCCTATGATGAGGCTATCGATGTATTTCAATTCCAATTAAAATACGGAATAAATAAAGATAATGTCTATGTCGCTGACATAAAAGATTTGGAGTTAAGCGAATGAAAACACTTCAAGAAAAATTAGATGAAAGCGCATTAGCGTTAGAGCCAATACTTTGGGAATTGCTAAATGAAATTGATGAAAATAAATGAGTAACTTTTATCAAACTTTTTTTGTAAGTGGTAACGCACTTTTATTTTTTTCTTTCGGTTGTTTATTTTATGGATTTTATTTATTTGTAAAAGAATAAATAAAAAAGATCGCAGAAATAAAACACTGCGATTTTTCCACGTGGCGTTTTCCACAGGGTGTGGATAACTAATGTGATAAGAAACACACTATTATTCCCCTAATTTACGGCGTGTCGATTTGCTTTTTTGACATTTCTTTGCTATAATTCTCTTATACAATTAAATACTGGACATTGAGCCAATGAGCCTAAGCAAATAAGTGTGACGAGTATCACAATGAGCCTTAGCAAATAAGTGGCAATAATGTCAGCCCCTAATGGTAAGATAGTCTTATCACTAAAACGAAAGGAAGTCACTAAATGACTTACACTATAAAACTCGAAACCTATTCAGGTTCCGTAAAAACAATTCCCCTATCCACTAAAGGACAGGTTGCAGATTTTATCTCTAACTATCCTAATGCGTTACCTGTTGGCGTATCTGTAAAAGTATCATGCGACTTGCTTGGTATTCGTGGAACACTTAGAGGAAAGGCACTTATCTAATGATAAACTCGGTCCTCACAATTCCTTGCGAAGAATGCAATTCAACAGGGTTACTATTTTTTGGTAACGATAATGATTTTGATGTCGAAACTTGCCAATGCGATTTCGGTACAGAACAAGACCTACAACAATTCAACAACTAAAAGAATAGGAAATAAAAAAATGACAGTATCAATTAAACACAATCTCGCTTTTGTAACAGAGGTAGACGAAACTCACCCAATAGGAATGCAATTACTTAAACTTTCAGAGTCAATGCAAATTGTAATGCTTGAAAGTATGCTAAAAGATTTACTTGCGCCCCGCATTCAGCCAGCCCTTGATGAAATAAATGCAAATGGCTCTTATGCAATTCTAAAGGTGGCCAACTAATGATGACCCGTAAAGACTATGTAAAGGTTGCCGAAATTCTTAGCAATTACTTTGCTACATCTGTTTTTGATGAACAAGGAGAAATTTTATTTGCTGATTTGGTAGATGAATTTTCTTTAATGTTTGAAAGTGATAACGAAAGATTTGACGCAAATAGATTTGCTATTGCGTGTTATAAAGAATTATCAAATGTATAAATAAAATAAAATCCTGAGCAAGATCTAAAACTGCTCAACACATCAACAAAAAATGCACGTGCAGTTATCCACAGGTCAGACCAAGTTATCCACAGGCTTAAGATGTGAGTTTTATCACACCCTCTGAGCGTCTCATTATTTAAGACTACCCGCTAGTAGGTTGATAATTTATGAGTAATAGGCTAGACTTACATAGTAAGAAAAAATAAATAAGCAAGATTTGTCAGACCCCTATGGTAGGATAAAGTTAATAACAAAAAGAAAAAGGAAGTGACACTATGTCAGCAAATGTCTATAATGTAAGCGATTTACTAATCGGAAAAATGTATCGCTCAAAGTCCGTAACAGGAGAAATAATCTCAGCAGAGATACACCCACAAGCGGTTTGGTATGAAGGCGCAGAAGCGTATCGTGTTGAAATTCGCAAAACAAATGGCGGTTACACTTATCGCAGTTTGGCGGTTAATAAGTAATGGGATATGTAGAGATTTTTAGAATTGACAACGAAGGCGCAGGTTGGATAGACTTAGCGCAAGCCAATAGCGATGAATTATTTAATTTAGAGTTAGGCTTATTTAATGAAGGCGCACTATTTACAACGAAAGAGGCAGAATAATGGATAAAGAATACTTATACGCAGTAACAGTATCGTATGACAGCAAGCCCGTACATTGGACAGGGCGTTATTCAGACGCACTATCAGCAGTTAATACTTTTAACAGTTTTGAGGATTGGGGATTTGCTGATGAATATGCTACAGTTAATCTTTCTGAACCTAGTGGCAAAATGCACACAAAGTTATTTTATCGTGAAGGACGAAAGGTCGTATTTAAATAATGGGAAGCGTAACAGCAATTGGATTAGCAGATAGCGTCCTTGATTTAGAAACACAATTAGCATATCACTTACAGGGTAATCACTATCCACCAGTACCACTAAGCATGGTACAACCTTGCATAGATGCAATAGATGCAGCCTATGATGAGGACTATGATAGAAAAATTGCTATGCCTGAAGGCGTATCATATAAGGGCAGTAATGTCGCACCAGCATGGGCAATAATTGAACAACACCACTTGGATTGGTTTATCACACCAGCAGATGAGGATTGAAATGTCTGATACAATAAATAGTATGGAACTTAGATTTGCTGATAATTTATTGCCGTCTCAACTTATGGAAGGCGATCTAATTAAGGTTGATAATGAATATGTAACTATTGAAACTCTTACACAAAATAAAGATGGATTTAATATTTACACCAGGAATGATTTTAACGAAGAAGGTCATATATATTTATTTGATGATGAAACTATTGAATGGTATGTATTCTTTGAAGAAGACTAATCACTAAAGTATTTTTATGTGCTTCCCCGCATAAAAATGCACGTGGCGCCGATGTGAGATTGATCACAGTTTAAGATTTGACATTTATACCCCCTGTATGCTAATATTAAGTATGAAAAAAACACCCGAGGAATTACGCAGGCTTATGGAATTACGCCGTAGCAACGCTGCCTCTGCCGTGCCTTCTAAGAAATCTTACAACCGTAGAAAATGTCAGTCCGAACTGCTACAATTAAAAAACAACGAAAAAGGAGAATAGCCCCATGGGAAATATCGCAGATGAATTCTATGATGAATACTATGCCACAACCTGCCCTGAATGTAAAGAAAATGCGGTTGACGCATATGAAGAAAAATGTACTCATTGCTTACTAGAAGAAATGTCCGTTACCTATAATGAAGACATTGCTCTAGAAATGAGTCTAGGCCTTGACTACTAATACACTTAAACTAAAACGCTCTAATGATAGAAAGGTCGCTAATCTTGTCACTAAAAATGGAAAGCAAGCCGCAATTGCTAACACCTTTGGATTGCCTGCTGGAAAGGCTTACTCGTGCCCTGGTGCCACTAGTGTATGTGAAAGCGTATGCTACGCAGGAAAACTCGAAAAGATCTTCCCTGGAGTAAAAACTAATCTGCTACACAATTGGGCCCTGCTAAAAGACGCAGACTACTTAACTATGCTTAATCTCATTGCTGAGATGATTGCAGACTTCAGGGCTGATTGTATAAAGAAAGACGCCCCTATGCTATTTCGCATTCATTGGGACGGAGATTTCTTTAATGATACTTATACCACTGCCTGGTCCGATGTAATCAAACTTAATCCTGATATTCAATTCTGGGTTTACACTAGAGTAAAGTCTGCAGCCCTCATCCTAAAAGATATTGATAACCTGTCTCTTTACTTTAGCACTGATAGTGAGAATGTAAAAATTGGCGTTGACTTAAAAAATAATCAAGGAATTCGTCTTGCATACCTTGCTAAGAATTTTGCTATCGGTCAAGCAGACATGAAAGAAATGATTGGTAAGCCTGGTGCTAAGTGCCCTGAAAATCTAAAAGCAATTCCACTTATCTCATCCGCTGGCTCGGCTTGCGTTTCTTGCGGATTGTGTGTATACTCTAAAGCAGACATAGTTTTTTCTGCTACTAAGAAATGAGATAACATGCGTATTACTCAAGTTATACTTTTGTTTTGGTTGTTGCTTCTTTTATTTTTCCATCAATAAAATAAAAGGGGCCACGTCGCAAAGATCCAGGTTTGTCAAGTTATGACACGCATTTAAGATGTGATTAAGGACACACCCTAAATCCCCCTTTGGATTGGTATTTATGACATTTTTATGCTAAAATTATACTATAAGCAATTAACCCCCACAACAGAAAGGCAAGACCCAATGACACTTCACGGATACACTTACCAAATTGGTGATTTATTCACAACCAGCAAGACAGGCGTTACAGGTCGTATCGCAGGTTTTACACCAATGTCTAATAAGGTTACCAGAGTTAGTCTAATCTTGGCAAATGGCGCACAACGCCTTGCTATGGTCAAGACAAGCAAATAATCTCACAATGTGAGAAATGTCGAAATGGATTTGACATTTTTATACCCAAAATGTTATACTTAGGTATAACCAAATAACAACCCCTAAACAGAAAAGAGAAAAACAATGACAGTAGCAACAGCAACTTACAAAGTCGGAGATACTTTCACGACACAGAAGTCAAAGGTAACAGGAGTTATCCAAGAAATCAACCCACAAGCAAATGGTAATGTTCGTGTTAAGTTAGATGTAAATGGTTCAGCCCGTTACACAACTTGGACGGCTAAGTAATCTAATTACTAATTCCTGAGTATGAATTAAAACTACTCAATACCCCCTAACAAATAACCCACAAAAGAAAAGAGAAAACAAATGGCACGACAGAAAGCAATTTCAGTAAAGATACCTACACAACGAGTAATCGAAGCACTACAAAAGTCACTAGATAAACTAGAACTTGACTACACATCACAAGAAGCCAACGAAGCACGATACCAAGAGTTGCGCACGGCATGGCAAAAGAAAGTGCAAGAGTTTGCTATTGCTCACATCAGCAAGGCAGAAAACTTACGCACTAACTATCGCTCATGGAACAATACTCTTAACATTGACTTTGACCTAACAGTTACAGAAAAAGAAATGCCAGTAGAACCTGAGAAGGACTTTGACTCACTATCTGTCTATAACTATCGTGAGCAGAAAGAGGAAATCTCTAACGCTATTCGTATTCTAAAGATGACAGATGAGGAAGTAGTTTCTACTTCGACTTATCAAGCAGTTTCTCGTTATCTCTAAATGAGGTTGGGTGGGGTGTAAAAGCCCCACTCCAATTCGCCAGGCTGATTAGGGCGATCATAGAAATACTATAGAGCCAGTTCACACCAACTGCAAGAAGTGTAACTACCTGAGTAAGTATCAAAACTGCTCACCTAAATTTGTCAGTGGCACCCAGTACAATTGAATTAACCAACTACAGAAAGAGGCCCCCATGGACCAAACAGAAGAATCAGTAACAGTACTACCAAGAACAACGCAAGAATTTCTTCAGTCTCAGATTCAAATGAAGACTGAGCGCATTGCTAATCTTGAAGAGCACATCCAAAAGGTAACCCAGCGCTCTTATTCCGATTCAGCAGACCGTAACCGTATGGTTGAGGGAATGAAAGAATGGACCCTTAGCGAACTAAGCAATGAAGACATTACCGAATCTCAAGCAGAACAAATTGCTGAAATTATGGGCTTTGAATTAACAACAGAATTTGAATTGGAAGTTACAGTTCTTTATTCAGTTACTGTTAATGCTCGTGATGAAGAGTCTGCACAGAATGTAATTCACGATATTGATTTTGATACCGTGCAATATGACTCAGATAATATTTCTTGGTTGTCATCCAGTGTTGACCGCATAGATATTTAGTAGGGGGCTACTAATACAACTGGCCACCGTACAGCCAGTATAAATAAGTGGCGAAACATCCTGAGCACGATGTAAAACTGTTCACTTTTTATTTTAATTTGCACGTGGGAGTTATCCACAGAGTTATCCACAGGCTGTGATTAAGATCACCTTTAAGAAATGTCCGTTTTATCCCCTGTCTGCTTATCCGATTTGACTTTGTCAGCCCTGTCTGCTAAACTTAGTATAAACAATCAACAGAAAAGGAAAAACAAACTCATGGCACATGACTTGGAAACACAAAACGGGGTTGCATCATTTGCATCATTCCGTGAACCTGCTTGGCATGGATTGGGTACTGTATTCACAGAAGAAAAAACTACATCAGAAATGTTAGCACTTGCTAATCTTTCTAAGTGGAATGTTCGTCTTGAAGATTTAACAGTCCCTACTCATTTATCATCAGATAAAAACTATCAATATGTATTGCGTACTAACCCTACAGATACAACACAGACCGACATTCTTGGTGTCGTTGGTGAGCGTTACCATGTAATGCAGAATGAAGATTTATTCTCATTCGGTGACAATATCCTAGACGGTGGTGGTCGTTGGGAAACTGCTGGCTCAATTAAAGGTGGTCGTGTTGTGTTCGGTGCATTGGCACTAGAGCGCGAGACTGTCCTTGACCCTAGCGGTGTTGCAGATAAGGTAAAGACTTATTTACTTATCAACACATCACATGACGGCTCAATCGCTATTCAAGCAAGCATCACACCTGTTCGTGTTGTGTGCGCTAACACTCTCAATCTTGCTCTTGGCTCAATCAAGAAAAAGAATGGCATCAAGCAATCATTCAAGATTCGCCACACGCAAACAGCAAGCGGTAAGGTTGCTATTGCTCGCCAAACTCTTGGCATGGCTAATTCTTACATGGACGCATTTGATATTATGGCTAAGGCTATGATTGAAAAAGAAGTCAATGCTAAACAATTCAATGACATTGTTCTTGCTGCATATGCAAAACCAGAAACAGATGCTAAGGGTTCGCTAAAAAAGTGGGAGAATAAAATTGATTCAATCAATGATATTTACACAGGCGAGTTCAATGGTATGATTGCTGGAAGCGCATGGGGTGCTTTCAATGCACTAACTGAGCGCCTTGACTGGTATCGTTCTGCTCGCGGTGGTTCTAATGAATCAATGCTTGCATCAGCATCAGGATTTGACCCTGCTATCAATGCAGAAAAGAATCGTTTGCTAAAAGTTGTACAGAATGTAATGCAACTCGCATAACAAAATAATCCTGAGCAAGATTTAAAACTGCTCGCATGGAGTGTTAGCATAGTTGGTTAATGCGCTACCCTGTCACGGTAGAGATCACGGGTTCAAGTCCCGTACACTTCGCAAAATCGCCACGTGTGGAAATTAGTACAAATCGGACATAAAAATGTCAATGTTAAATTAAATTACGATAGCCAAAATATTTCCCCAAAAATGTCAAACCATAAAATCTTTACGATAGAGTTGACATTTCCCCTAGATTGTGCGATAATTAATACATGACCCAAACAATGAGAACGATTGACGAATTAGTCAATGAGATGTATATGGACAATGAGCCACATCTCGAATACATGGAGAATATGAACGGTGGGGATTGTGATTGTAACATCCACACTACCTTGAATACAATAGTCAAATACTGGTGGGATGAGGAGAACTAATGTTAGGCTATGAACTATCAGACTTAGATATGATGATTGCTAATGTAAACATTGCTTCTAAACAATTGGGCAATTCAGGCATTGCTAAAGGCCTAGAGGAAGTATCTAGTTTCTTACAAGGACTATGGGCAGAAGGGTACTTTGACTAATGAATCCTGATGGTACAAGAGATGTTGTTTACTCCCCTGATAATTGGGGCATTGATGCTCCTGACTGGTCTACGCCTACCTTTGGCTCTTATAATGATTTCTTAGATGAAGATGAGGATGACTAATGGGAATGTATGATGAATCATGGTGCTCTGAATGTGGAGTCTCTATTCCCTATGGTGATACTACTTGTGAGGATTGCTAATGTGGAGTAAATATACATTTGTTTGTGACCCTGATGAGTGTGACGCTCTTCTTGAGTTTACCGCTAGAGATGGCTTTGGATTTCCCCTGGGATCTGTAGAGATGAAATGCCCATGTGGAAGAATGATGAACTATATTAGTTATGAAGATGCTTGGGAACCTATCCTTGCAGATGTGACGAAGGTCACACCCCCACAACTTGTAAAAATCAACACCAACCCGTATAATTAATATATGGACCTAAAAACACTACAAGAATACATAAAGATAACTATCCTCTCTATGGAGCAGGACTTAGAAAACGAGGACGGTGCTGATAGTATTGTTCCTTACCTAGAGGGTGCTATTCATATCTCTAAGCATTACTTGGAGTATATCAATGAGCGATAAGTATCCCTTCATCCCCGAACATTTAGAGAAGGCCTTAGAGGATGTCTCTATCCCCCTTATCGACCTCATGCATGGACACCTAAAAGTAGAAATGCTTGATACGGAAGAACTCCTTGACGGAGACAATGATGACAGGTTTTTGCAGGGATATATGGAGGCCTTGACAAACATGTACTGCATGACCTATAATTTATCTATAGAAAGAAAACACATAGAGGAGAAAGTATCATGACCCCACAAGAAATGCTTGAACAGATGATTGATAAGGCAACTTTAGATTTCCTAGAGATTGCCAAAGAAGAAGAAGATGATGACTACTCAGACGCAATGCAGTCTATGGAGCGAACTGAGGCATCAGGGTTTGTTGATGGTTTGTCAGCAGCCTACTATATCATTTACGATAAGGAATATGCTTCCCCTGTATCATTGGACGCAGTAAATGAATAACTTTATTGAGATGGACTTTGATGAGTGGTGTGATACATATAAGCCAATCGTTAATCATATAGATAACAATGCCTCCTTTGACAACGGCTATGGCGGCATTATGTTTGAGACATATGGTGATGAGGTGGCCTTTGTTAAAGAGCAGCCTGAAGCCAACATCTGGATGTATGGTGATGGCGACGACGGTGGGTCTTATGTATGGAACGGCTGGGGATTTGTAAATAGATTAGGATACTTCATTACTGAGGTACCGTGCCCACCCAACACTGACATGCAGATACGAGTAAGTTATAACTGGTTCTATTGTGAGAACTGCAGCGCTGAATTTGAGGACCCTGATAATACTATCAGAGATGCCTTTGATGAGCACGATTTGGAAAAATGTCCAGAATGTGCTACACTTGAAGAAATGACCCTAGTAGGATTGGATAAAAAATGAAAACAGAAATAGATGAACTTATTTTAGTTGGCAGTATTGCTGTTGACTCAGGCCAAGCAATGGTAGGCGACCCCTGCTACCTTGACGGCTGGAAAACAAATGAAGGCGAGGAGTGGAACCTAGAAGGTAAAGTAGGCGAATACTCTTATCACGGTGCTAGTGCTACAACTCTTGCGGGTAACGCAGGGGAGTTAGGTATTGGCAGCGCTGTAGTATTTAATACAGGTTATGGTGACGGCTACTATCCTGTATACATTCAATTAAATAATGACGGACGAGTATCTAAAGTAGTAATTGACTTCGAAGGTGACCTAGATGAGGAGCAAGACTAATGGGTGCACGGATCAACTATGTATTTAAAGATTCATTAACCAAGCCTTCAGTTGTACTTTACAGTCACTGGGGTGAGACTGAGTGGCAGAGGGACCTAGCCATGGCTCTGGAGCACTCAAAGCCTAGGTGGATAGACGCCCCCTATGGCACCCGCATGATGATTAGTTATCTTACGCAAGACTCAGTCTTGAATGAGACAGGGTTTGGTATCTATGCTATTAATAACGATGAGTATGAATTTTGGGACACCACTGTAATCATCGACTTCAATACTAAGACTATCTATGAACTGGGCTCAGACATCCATGTCAATTGGGACCTCTTCGTAGCAGCCTATCGTCCAGTTTTAATGGAGCAAATCTAGGGAGTGGGTCCTCTAGATTATAGGGTGGAAGGGGCAGGCGTGGGGCTTGCTCTTTCCCCCACTTTTTGGTACAATAGATACAAGGGAGAACTATGCGTATAAGCAGACGAGTCACAGAGGAGGAGAAGGTAGCCATGAAGTTAGGCAATACTATTTCTGACCTGCGAGTGGATTTGGAATTAGTCGGGGAATACTTAGCAAAATCTCAGCCCTATGTAGTGTACAATAGATTACAGGTAATAGCAGAGTCAGCCAAAGAAACTAAGGAAGGTACTAACTATGCAAGCAACGGATTTTGATAGCAGGGCTTTAATCCTAGGACAACTATGGGTTAATTTTAAACAAGATGACGAATGGACAGATTTCTTTGAGTACAATGATTTAGGTTTGCCACTTGCTTTTTCATTTGCTGAAGGAATAATCAACCGAACACCATCACTTGAACAATACATAAATGAGACATGGGATTTGTTTATTGAAGGTTTGGGAATTGAAGATGAAGGTTTTGCAAGACTGGAAGATATCTTCACAGAATAGTAACTGTGCCCCGAAAAGGCACGTGCATATCTTTATCAAATTGTCAAACCACCAAACCTCATATCCAGAACATTACGATCCAAACCTTTATATCCCCAAACCAAGACATTACGAACCTTCAAATCTTTCCCCCTGCTGATCTTATACCATAGGTTGTAAGGTTTGTCAAACAATGTTATAATAGAACTATGCCAAGAGATCACTTTGCACAACTAAATAGACAAACCTCTCATCGCCATGATAGCCCAAGTGATGGTGATCTATTCAATAGAGACTTTGGTGCTATATGTGGTATGTTGTATTCTATAGTTACTCTTAAGGCCTTCTTTCCTAAGTCCCCCGATCTAGCGATCACTGATAGTCCTGTTAAGGATTCAATCGGGGATCCAAAGCATACCCAACTACCTCTATGGTAAATAACAAACCTTTTCTCCTGGTTTCTATATATTTTTAAATACTTTTTAAATAAAAGATTACGATAAGCGAGAATTTTCCCTGGTTTCTGGGGATTTTTTTATAGGGTTTTAAGGTTTGATAGGACTTGACAAACCATTATATCTGTGGTATCATCCGCTGCGGGGATAGTTTGTAAGGTTTGAAGGTTTGAAGGTTTGAGGTTTGGCAATGGCCCCGCTCTTTTTAAAAGATTACGATGGGCCTTTAAAAGCGCTCTATCCTCCACTATCCTCCACTTCACTCCACTTCTACCCTATCTAATTAAATAATCAGTAAGATTAATCTGTGGATAAACCTGTGGATAACTATGATGATATACTAAGCCTATGGACTTTGATCTAATAACTAACTATGATGTTAAACCCATAATTAATTTTTTAGATAACAATCCCAGTCTTTGGGATAAAGACCCAGACATAGATGTACATAACGCACCTAACTATAAAAGCCTCAACCATAAGTATAGCCCTTCGCTAGATCTATTGATAGACCCTATCGTAGAAGACTTAGTTAAAATAATGGGGGGTAAGTTAGTCCAACGCTCTATAACTCTGTTGCCTGCACAAGAAGATATTAGAGAGCACTCTGATGCGGTTAATGACCTAAGAAGGTTTCATATACCTATTACAACAAATGAAGATGTTATATTTTATTGCGGGGATAGTCAAATAAATATGAAGGTTGGCCAGTGCTGGGAGTTTGATTATAAAAAATGGCACAAGGTTTTAAATAATGGAACCACTCACAGGATTCATTTATTGGTAGATCTAAGTAAAGATTATATATAATTAAACCATGCCTATAGACAGACACAAACTCATAAGAGATTACTTCCTCATCAACACCAATTGGGAGCAGGCACTGACTCTCCTATATAAAAATGCAGAAGGACAACGATCTAACACCCTATGGTTTAAGATAAAGAACCGTAGATTATTTGATGACCTTCCAGACCTCAAACCTTTCTTTGAAAAGATAAATAAAGACCATGGCTCACAGTATTACGATGACTGCCGATACTACGATGACTGGCAAAGCGGTATCTGTAACTGTGAGGGTATATGGCATGTTGATGGTCCAGTCATATCTTTAGACAATGGGGTAGTCAGTCCTCACAGAGATGTCCACGATGCAGCCTATCTTCAAATGCTTGGTCAATCATTTTGGAGATTAGGTGGGGAAGAAGAAATTGTCCTAAATCCTGGGGATATCCTTTTCTTATCCAATGAGATTAGGCATGAGGTATGGGGACAAGGACCTCGCATGGGTATTCTCCTTATGGCATTAAAGGCTCTATAAAACCACGGTATATAAAGATTACGATACACCAGATATCCCCTATCTGTGCTATGATAGATACATGGAATCATTAGCAATCACAGCAGCCATAGTATTCTGGGTGCCAATTATAATTTGTATCGCTTTTGTCGTTGTATGGTTTAAGAACCAACCATGAAACTACGCTATGGCACTATGACCTCCAATTACTCTCTTGGCATATATCTGCATAATTGGGGCTATCCAGTTAAGCATGAATGGGAGATAGGCCTATACCTGTTTAAGTGGTATGTGGGTATAGAGTTCTTTAAGGATTCTATATAGGGGATTACGGTTCTCTCTTGACATCCCCCGCAAAATCTGAGATAATGGTTTAATGGATCAAAAAGAAAGAACTGCCCATCTTAAGGCTCTTTGGCATCAACGCAACAAGGAACGCAGACGGCAGGCGATAAGGCTTCGCAGAAGCACCAAGCGCCAGTATGTGCATAACCTTAAAGAAGACAAGTCTTGTATGGACTGTGGTATTGAGTATCCTCCATATGTCTATGACTTTGACCATCTCCCCCAATTTGAAAAGTCTTTTCCACTTAGCAGCACAGGCATGAGAGATAAGACTATGGAACAGATTGTTGCTGAGGTAGATAAATGTGAACTAATATGTGCTAATTGCCATAGACATAGGACCTATATGCGTAGTATTGGAACAATATGATTAACATGGAAATCCCTGATCCATTCCAAACCTTTGTAGCCAAGAAATATGCCAATGCCAAAGGCTATGTCCATGACTGGTTTAGTGGTGAATGGTCTTATAGTTGTAGTACCTGTAGGGAAGATCTCTTTGGTCCGTCCCGTAAAATATTGACTAAGATTCGCCTCTATCATACAAGAAATGAGTGTTTAGGGGGATACTAACCACTATTGCCCGTGTAGGGCATAGTGAGGTTTGTAAATCCTATTTTCGCCGAACTTTAAAGACTTGACAAATTTTTTGCCGAGTGGTATGATAGGTATATGATACTAAGCGATGATGCAATCAAAAAAGTTGCCGAACTAATTAAAGAATCTCAGATAACCACACCTGGACGACCTCAATTCCTACGCATATCTGTTCAACCTGGAGGATGCTCAGGACTTAGATATCAAACCTACTTTGACTATGAAGAAAAAGAAGGCGATGTCATATATAAATTTGAAGGCTTTGATCTTAGATTAGATAGAATGTCAGATCCATACTTAAATGGCTCAACCTTAGATTTTGTGGATACAATAGAGAAGCAAGGCTTTACGATAGATAACCCTAACGCACAAGGCTCATGCGCTTGTGGGGATAGTTTCCACTAATGAGCGATGCAATGTGTACTAAATATGGATGTGACTATCAACTAGACCTTGATGGCCAAGTAACCTGTTCTAATTGTGGTGCTATGGATGATGACATGACAAACCCTAATGTGATAGAATAGTATGATGCTAACACTAATACTAATACTGCTTACTTGGTATGCCGTCAAATATTACTACACGAGAAGCCTTAAACTCTCAATGCCTGCTTCAGATCCTAATATGGGAAATATCAAATGTTCTGGCTGCTCTCAAACCATCTATACTCATAAGGACAACTTTAGAGTTCCTTATTACTGTATAGCCTGTGGATAACTATGGATAAATTTGAGTCTCAGGTTGACTTTGAATGATTATTATAGAATCCCTGGATGTACTAAAAGCAAAGCAACAACTTAGTGCTTACTGCATACATGTCTATAAATTAGTAGGGGCTCCAATCTGTCCACATTGCGGGGAAGATAGTCATGAGACTAACTCACAAGAACAAGAACTGCTAAGACAGGCACATATAGAAAAGTATGGCCTATTTCATCAAGCAACACCAACATGGTGGAGCATATGAACAAGTTTGAGTCATCCTACAGTAAGTTTGTTAAAAGTGAGCCCTATAAAGTAGCCTGTAGCCAGTGTGGTCAACTATATGTTAAGGCTAATGATGAACCTTTTGTATGTCTTACTTGTGCTGCTAATAAAAGATTACGATGAAGTCTTTTCGTTCCCCGCAAAGTCAAGTTCAAAGTTTTTATCTTTAGTAAACCACATAGGAATGCTGTGCCTATCTTCATTAATAGTTTTTACCTCATGAGATAGTTCTTTTATTCCAGAAGGCCACACCACTAAGTCACCAACCTCTGGACTAACAGACATTCCTATTTCTGGAAAATCAAGTCTTCCACTATCTGACAAAGTATTTAAATAAAGGACTGCGCTGTAACAAAAGTGAGTATTTAGTCCTCCATCGTGGTCATGATGTAGTTTAACTCCTCCACCTGCTGTCTGTTTAGCAAGCCAAAAACCAGACAAAAGTATATCCTCTTTATCATTAAACTGATCTGAAAGTGTAAGTTTTGTTTTGTTTACAATATCTTTAGATAATTCAGTAATCTCTTCTAAACCATTAATTAAAGGTTTGGCTTTATCATTAAAATATCCATCTTCAAAACCAAAGATTAATTGATATCTATTGTAGAATCTGCTCTTATGGAATGAGCCAAGGTTTCTATTGGTATATTCAATAATACGAGTTGCATCAGATGGGCTTACTAAGTTTTTTACAATTCTTATATTTTCCATACTAAAAGTATATCATAAACAAACAAAACTTTACGGTATACAAAAATTACAATAAATCCTTTATAGACTTATTAACCATACGGATCAAACCCTTACGAGTTATCTTGGATGCATCAAAAGTCTCTGTATAGCCTCCCTGTGGCATATCAGACTTATCCAGGAAGTGTCCATGCTTTTGTCTTAGTGTATTTAGTACTGTGGTTTCTATGGCTCTTGCTCGATCCCGTTCGGAAAATGCCCAATACTTAATTAAGATCCAGCCCTTTTGCCTATGACTTGCAAACCTTCTGCCAGACACATCGGATATGCCTATCTTAATAGCCTTATGCGTAGGGCTATAGAGTATGTATAATAGGGTCATTACTATATTATACTTGACTAAACCCTCAACTTAAGGTATACTGGTTATATGGAACAATGGATTAATGACTACGCATCATGGGTGCTTGCCTTAAGTGGCGTTGCAGCAATATATTTTATTGGAAGAAAGCAGATATGGGGTTGGATCTGGGCTACTCTTAATGAAGCAATGTGGATATACTATGCAATAAGTACCAAGCAATATGGCTTTATCTTTGCTGCTATCGCCTATTCTGTTGTTTATATTAAATCATATAGACATTGGAAAGATTTGGAGTCAGACAGGCTATCTTGGCATAAGTTTCTTAGTTTAGTCTGGTCTCGTAAATAATTAAAATGCGGTTATTAAGCAATACTTCCAGAACCAGTTACTGATCCTGCGCCGTCTATGCCTTTAGGCATAGTGTATATTTCCCAGTTGTCTGTATACCCTGGAGCATATCCTGGGTTACCACCATTAGTAATTCTGATATAGTATGCCCCATTTATTCCGTATGGGTTACCATCTGTGAGAACGGTTGCTCCAAGTGGATAAGATACTCCGTTATTATAAAGGCCTTGATAATTTGGTGGTAGTGCCATAAAACTATTGTATCATATTTTAGATAAAATTAATATTGATTACTATTCTTTCTTCTGTATATTGAGGGGAAGATGATGAGTGATAAGTCAAACCATCAAACATTATTGCTGATCCAGCCTTTGGAGAGATTGACCTGTTAACCGTAAGTACTGGGTCTTGATCAGATGAGTGCTTTTGATGAAAGATTATTGTATC